CACCACGACTCTCGACAAGTCCCTTGTTGGTTACGCCAACCACTCGCCCGCACTAACGTGTGCGCAAAACGAAGCACTGGTGCATCCCCAACCCATGCTCAAAACGAAGGGGAGTGGGGGCTTTTTGGTGCCGAACCCCCACGAAACCAACCCTGACCGCCCAAAGCCTAAGGAGTGTAGTTCAGTCAACCTGACGACAATCAAAACAAAGGAGGAAAAACGGCCTGGCGAAGACACCTAACGCAGGAGTAACGGGTCACCCGAACCAGTTGTCAACCTGGCCAAGCTCCGCATAACCCCCCAACGACTCGGTTTAACCCAGTACCGCGAACGTCTGACAACGTTCCCCCCCAAGCCACCATGCCGGCGCCTGACCTACCCAACTCCCCCAGCAAAGGGACAATGGGCAGTACGTCCTACAACGTCTGCAAACCCCCCCCAAGCCAATCAACCTACCGCCTTTTGTTCTCGCCAATACACCCCAAACTACCTTTCATCTTACGGGCCGTAAGCCCTCCCACAACTGGCACCTGTCTACGCTGCTGAATACTAGCGAGCGACCTGACGGGGCTTTCACCCAAGCGGCCTGATCCCCATTGGTGCTGCGTGATGGTTCACCCACCTACACCCAGAGGTGTGGCTACCGTCTGATACAACCATGGAGTTGGCACGTATACGCCTCTTAACAACATGGTCACAGTGGGTACGTCCCAAAAGCGACTTACACGCAAAACTCGCCTCAACTAAGGGGCTAAAGCATATGCTGCCAACGGAGGGCCGCCCGGTCGCAAGCACGACAGGGCCTACCCAATTGTGGTATGACTACTACTGATAGAAGGGGGGTGGAAAGAACTACTCACCGGCCTGTGAAAAGACCAACTAACTCATAGAGCCACGTTGGGAGGTGACAGATAGTTGCAAGGTTTCCCACCCTGGCTGCGGTTACAAACAGCCTGCCAGTGCCAAGCTAAAATTGGTAGCCGTACACATCCGAGACATCCTCAGGGGCAGAAAACTCAGTAACCAACTGTGTTTCCCCTAACAAATGCTCGATGTTGCGCTGTTCATCGGGCGTCAGTCCAAACGCCCTATGAAAGCTCTGTCGGGCTTCCCAATTCGGCTCAGCAGCCTGGCGAGCTGAACACGATTCAACGTCCACCCCAAGCATAAGATAGTCCGACAGGTGTGTCAAACCTGCCGCACGTTCGCCTTCCGTGCATGCCAGTAAGCGACGAGTCCACGTCCAAAGAATCGGTACACGGTGTGCTAATGAAGACTCACACAATGCCACGCCCCTAAGAAAGGAACGAGCAAAGCGGGGTTCGCGCAAATGGACGTGTGAGGAGGTTCCTTGACTAATAACCTTCCTCCACTCACGAACCATCTGCCAACCCACTCCATCAAACACCGGTGCCGACTGGCCAAACCTCACCTCTTCAATGACATCAGTTGCACGTTCCAGAGCCATCTCATGGCCAGAAACAAAGAGAGCAGCTTCGGCAAAATCGCGAACAACCCGATGGGAAACGTGTCGTGGCAAGAAGAGAAGTGCATTATCGCCGTCAACAAGCGTGTCCCACTCCTCCACATTTAGGTAGGACAACGACGCCATGACGACAGCCAACATGACAATGGAGTTACCCATGCCAGTGTTGAAATCTCCGCTCGCACGCCCCCCATCGCGCGAAACCGAAGGCCACTTGTGGTGACCCCTTTGTTTCTCAGTTGATGGGACAATGCTTCACGCAACTCTGGATCCCGATACGCTGCATTGTAAACAGACTGTTCTCCCCTCAACTGCTGGACGAGCAAATGTGCCTCAAAGGCGCGACCGTCCACTTCAAACACCACGCAATCACGAACGGTACCAAACTTCTTGACTATCAAATTGGCACGTTCAACCGCGTTCAACCCCTTGGCAACAACCCTGGAATTTCCGACACCACCAACAGCCCCAGACTTCAGGTTTCCCCAAAGCCAATGCTCGAAGGGCTTCAGCCAAGACGCAATATGCAGATTGTACCTAGGTGACCTCGGGAAAATCAACCTAGGCTTCGCGACATTCTGCACATTCCTCTTCTCAGCCTTAACGAATGATCTAAGCTTGTAGTCCGACGAGCGCAACGGACCTTCAAGCATCAACGAATCATACGCGTTGAGGTATCTCCTGCGCAGAGCACCCTTATAAGATTGCGCAGTTTCCAGGTAGCCCCATCTACTACCGCGATATTTCCTAGCCACAGCTCGAAGCCGCCCGAAAGCAGCCTCAAGCTGTGCGCAGCCAGGATCACCCGGCATGGGTGTGGGGCCGAGAGCACGCTTCGCAAGGGCCACGTACTCGTTGTGCCAACAAACGCCATGGACGCAAGGAACCCAAGTCCCCGGTACGCCCACGACCATGGCTGTTTGCAGTGACCTCTTGTTCATACCGCAAGCGACCGCACCGCTAATGTCGAGATAGGCGTCACGTCGCAGAGGGAGAGGTGTTGTCTCCCCGACGCACACGCCATCAACGTTACGGCCGCTTACCTATGACAAGGGGCGAAGAAGACTGGGAGCTAAGTTTCGTGCCGCCATGCTGGCCATCTTTTCAGGCCCAGAAACCATGGCGCCAAGCACGAGAGATCCGTGAATGCCCAAAGACGCGTCAAGCCAACGCATCTGTACCTTGTTGACCCACTGAAGGGCCCTAAAACGAAGGGACATTAACAGAACCGGATCGCGAGGTCGAAACCCCGCGAAACAACAAAGCTCCGCAACGAGGGAAGGGAAGATGGTCAGCCACGAACCATCTTGCAGCTCGAGATGGAGGAAAACCTCCTCTCCCCCCTCTTCTCCACCACGCGGACAGGTACCTCCACCAAGTACCCTTGCCCCGTCCGCAACCAATGTTTTCATGGCAGAAACAGCAGTTGCATCCATAGTAGAGGGGAGGTCTGGTGTCCACCGCCCTCTAAAAACTTCAGCAACAATACCACGTCTGCCACCGAATCGCTGCTGAAGCGCAGCGACCCATCGGGAGCGAGGCCGGAGCCTGGACGCCGTAGCGCCCGTGACACCTCTCGGTGCCACACCTGCGACTTCCCTAGGTTGTCCAAGCCTAGGCAGTGTAAATTGTCGAGACATCAGCAAGTGTCGCAGCACAACTGCTGATGGGCCGATCACCAACGAAAGGGTAAAGAATAGCAATCGCATCTGTGACCTGATGCGTGCCAAACCTATCCAGGTCGTCGGCAATTTAACTCCTTTTAGGCGACGGCTAAGCTCTAAAAGGAGGGATGCGTAGG